TCATGGTCCCGCTGATGATCTGCCTAGCGTCGCGCTCACAGTGGTCACCACCGCACAGGTCACCACCACCTCTTGGTGGTCCGTTGTAGCCATCAGAGATCACCACCCAAGACTCAGGCTCAAACAGCACCGCGCCGACGTGACCGCGTGGACAGGGTGAGAGCTCACCGAGCATCTGAGCTTGTCTAAGTCGAGCTCTGATGTGCTTACTCATACTCATCACTCAGGAGCGCCTTGACCGAGATGGGGAACCGCTCAAGCAGTTGGGCCTTGATGGCCTCAGCCGCCAAGCGCGTCTCAAGCTGTACATGCTCGGTGGTCCTGAGCCTGATGAACTTGCACCAGTTGTGCAGATTGCCACTCATCCAAAACGAGGTGTAGAGGGAGACCGGCAAGACGAGCCGCGCGGTTTCACGTGAAACACCTCTGGCTATGAGCTCCTGATAGATCGCCATCGAGGTAGCAGCTGACGAGGTGAACAGCGCTCGACAGTGGTCGAGGTCATCAGGGAGCTCATCGGATGAGCATTGGAGGTTGCCCTCTGCTTGACGTCTGATCTCCTGTGGATGGTAGACCATGAGGCCTTTAGACGTGTATCGCCTGCTGACCTCGTTGAATGAGAAGGTGCGATGTCTCATGATCTGACGCGCCACGAATAGCGGGACCGTCAACTCAAACGTGGCGCTCACATGCTCGAATGGTGAGGTATGACCATGCGCCGCTAGATACCTGATCAGTTTGGCGTCTCTGTCGCTCATGCCGTTGGTTATGTCAGCGCTCAACTTGGAGAAGCTGACGCGAGCCGCTTGGGCGGGTGTCTCATCTGAGCCCATTGAATCCAAGAGGATCACCTCACCTACCCCATCATCATAGATCTTCATTAGAAGCTCCTTGTCTTTGCACCGCCGACCTTGACGCGACGTGTCTTGGTTTTAGCTCTAGACTGATAGCGCCTCTGATCAACGGTCTGATCATCAGCCCATCGCCACATGATGCAGTCGTAGCGGAGAGCGTCTAGAGGGTCTTCTCTGCCGTCCTTGCGCGGTTGCTCCTTGTTGCGCTCCCAAGCATATGAGAGCAGAGCCTTTCTGATTGAGTTTCCGTTGACGCGCTCACCCATATCCCAGACCTCACGGGTGATGAGGTATTGGCGTCTATTAAATGCGCGCTTCAATTTGCCGACACCGTTGAGGATGTCTGTTCGGATAGCGTCAGTGGTCGATCTCAATGGCATCCCTAGACCATTCGGTGGAGCTGCTCGCATTGCTCTAAAGGCTGATGCGCCGGTCTGATCATTCCGCGCTTTGCCGGCTTTGTCAGCCGCGCCATTGTCTAACCATATTCGATCCCCTGGCGCTGTGCTCTGTAGCGCACGTGGCCACGCTGTGGTCAGGATGAGCTGAGCGAGTTGCTTGACTGTGACCTCCGCAGGGTTGAACTCAGCGCAGATCACATCAGCGTTGAGCTCCTCATCATGAGCTAGGATGAGCACTGATGGTTTCCTGAATCCCCAGTCAATGGCGATGCGCGCACTCATGGTGGGCTTGTACTCCCATCCATCGACCACCATCGTCTCAGGGTTGAACTCAGAGTAGACTAGACCGCTTGGAGGCTTGGGCTTGTTCATGACCATGGCCTCACGCTCAGCCTCTGGCAGGAGCTTAGTCGCTTCAAACCACTCATCACTCAGGTTGTCCTGATTGACGTATGACGTATAGAGCTTCGGCTCACAACCCGAGGTCTCAGCCAGACGACACCACCACGCATCAGCGACAGGCAAGCCCACCAAGATCATGATGGGTGATGGCCCCGAGCGCAGACGGCCTAGGGCTTTGTGTGCCACCTCCTCATCGAGCGTCTGACACTCGTCAACGAGACAGCACCCCGATGTGATATTGAGACCCTCAAGGGGGTTATGCGTCGTGTCTCTAGTGCCAGGTCTGAAGTAGGAGCGACACCACACAGTTGAGCCGGTCGATGGATCACACCACTGACGTAGCGTGTGGTTGTAGACCCACCCAAGAGGTGAGAGCCATTTCTGCATCTCAGGCTGTAAGACACTGTTGTAACGTCCGTTGGTATCGGTCACAAGTAGCGTCGATGTGCCCGCTCTCCACTTGGCAATGAAGAGGATAGCGAACACCAACGCCGAGGTCTTACCGGCCCCCCATCCACATCGAGCGGAGACCACGCGGTGTTCGCTCCTGATGCTTGCGATGATATCCCGCTGTAGTGGGTTCAGCTCTAGGTTCACGGTATCTTCTCTAGCCCTGTGTGAGCGAGCTTGTAGCGCGTCCTGCTTTGGAAGCCATCGCGGGTCACCTCTAAGATCTCCACCTCAGTTCCCAAGTCAGCCTGTATCGTGTCGATGTGCCGACGTACCCAACCAACGCTCTCATCGTCTTGGCAGATTATGTCGTACTCACCAAAGACCTTGTACTCAGTCTTTTCGTGGTGGTGCAGTATCGACCACTGACGCACTAGCGCCACTCTCGTTTTGCTCATCTCTATCATCTCGTATCTCCAAAAGTCGTTGGTCTGTCTGTTCGATCATCTGCACCACCAGTGCAGCTCCACCGTCGTTCACTGTTTGGTTGAGCTCGATCTCACGCTTAGCGCTCCACTCGTCAGGGAATCTGCGCTCAAGCAACCAAGCGTAAGATCTCCAGTCGCCCTTCTCTTCACCAAGAGCCTTGATCCTCGATATCATCACCGCTTCACTGAATCGCTTAGCCGCCTCAACATCATCTGCGAACTCTTCGTCATCATTGACCCATCCATAGAATGTCGATTTACCAACACCACTTAGAGCACAGGCAGCCCTGACGCTCATAGCCTCTCTGAGGTTGGCGAGGAGCTGTTCGCGCACCGCCTCCTTCTTGGACGGTCGGCCCATCTTTTTAGATTCTTCCATCATGCCCCCCATTAATTTAGATTGTCCAAATAGGCCGGTAAATCATAGCTCGCCGTCTCTTCTCATCTGCCTCATCATAGCCTCATAGCGTTTCCTCTCCTCACGCTCTTGAGGCGTCTCTGCCAACAGCCGAGCGCGACGATTCAGCCGTTGACGCTTGAGTCGAGCCTCTCTCTGCTCAGGTGTCTCTGCCTCTCTCTCAGCTCTGCGCTTCTCTCTCTCACGTGCATTGCGCTTCTGTCGCTTCTCTTCATCTGTCATCGCCATTGCGTTCTCTCCATTCGTCTATCTGTGATCAATACGGCTCAAGGAAGAAAGACCACTCTGTGTCGGGGTCATCGGAGGAGGGGGAAGGGTCTGCGTTTAGCTCCCCAACCGTGTCGGTTACCTCTAGCTCCCCAACCGCATCGGTTAATTCTAGCAACTCTAAGAAATGGCCTACGCTGATGCGGTCATAATCCCAACAGGTCCCGTAAGCCCAGTCTGTTCCAAGGACCTTCTGTATGTTTCGGCGTAGAGTGGAGCGGGTGATGACACACTCAAGCCGCAGTGTATCATTCCTGATTACGACGCAGTTAGTCTTCTGGTTCAATCGCCAGCCTGCCGCCAGGAGTTCCATAAAATGCTCAGGCCTTGGACTCTGCTCACACCCTCTAGGGTCAATCATCCGCACAAATTTTCGTCGTCCAGTTCCTGCAGCCCTCCGCTTCGATGAGTGAATCAATTTGTTCAGGCATTTAGGGTCTTTGATTGACCATCTTATCCATGACAGCTCCATCGCTATCAAAGAATCCTCATCCTGAGCCCAGCCTAATATAAGCATCTCCCATGTTGCGCGTGGCCTCTCCTTTCTCAGCCTCGCAACCTGAGAGGATGAGGACTTGTAGCCGCAATGTGTCTCACTACATGTCCCCCTTCCCCATCCTCTATCTTTGCAATGATGAGACCCTATGTAGTACACATCGAGCTCAGGGGAATAGTATTTGTATACAAAAAAGTTTGTGCTGAATAACCGCCTATCCATCACGCCTCTCTCCCTTAGCCTCCTTAATTTCTTCAAGGGTTCGTTCGATGTGGCGCAGGAGCTCCGCGCTGTGGTCATGCATCTCCTGACCATGCTCGTCGATATTAAGCAGGATCAGCCGCCTGAGCTCTTTGAGCACAGTGGTTGCGTATTCGTCTTGTTGGTTCTTCATGTGTCTCTTCAGTGGATAACTGAGTCAGCGTCAAACTGAGCTAGCAGCCTCTCAACATACTCTAGGTCTGTGTGGCAGAGGATCTCAGCGCAGAGCTTAGTGAGACCCATCTCGACCACTATGGTTAACAGGATCTCATCACGAGACATGGCGCTGAGCTTGCCAGGTCGCTCTACAGTCTTGAGCTTCTTGTTGATAATGCGCTTGAGCTCAGGGTGCTTATTCATCCAAGCGCAGATCCAAGCTCTCTGAATCTCAGCATCTTTGGTCAGGTTCAATCCTTGTACTCTTCTCATCACATCCCTCTCAATATGGCTTGTTGACCCACTGGGGAGTCTCCACAGGCTGAGCCCATGACTGCTGTGAGATGCTCGACGCGATGCTTGAGTCAGGTGGTAGGAGGTCACCTGGCGCGAGGTCGTTGGCGTCACGC